CGCCAGAAGTTTCTCTACAGCGGCGATCCGTTTGGTCGGGTCGTTTGTTGACGCGCGCATGCTGCGCAGCCCTTCGGCTTTGAACACATCCTCGACATTTTCTTCGTTGAGTTGACTGCGAGCCCAGCCGGCCGGGTCTCCAACTACTAGATACTTGCTTGTGGGGAATTTCCGACTGAGAAGGGGTTTGACGTGTTCCCGCAGGAACCCTTGCAGTCCGATGTTCTCAACGTATATCGCATCCAAGACAAGCACCCGCCCGCGCGCATCACGTTGCAGGAATGTCGCTGCCGGTGTGCGCCCGAAGTCCATTCCGATGATGATTGGGTATTGGTCGTACTCGATGTGTTTGAGGACGCTAGGGGCAACGTGATATTCGCGAACAAACGATTTCTCATATACAGGCTTACCCACCAGTGACCGGCCGTACTCGCCATGGACGTGGACTCGTATGAAGTCCTCAGTGGCGCCGTCCATCATGTCCTCGTAATATGTCGCACCGAGGTTGTCGCGATTCTCTGCCAGTGGGGATAGGCCGGAGGGTTGACTGAACAATTCCCAGCCGACAGGCTTGATGACCTCGAACTGCTCGTACAACCAGCTATCCTCGGACGGCGGGTTGGTATCCATGATGAGACCGGACCAATACTCGAACGGTTTGTTGGTCTTGGGGTCGATGGCCAGCATGGACTTCGACGGATAACGTGGCATCCGTGAACGCGCGGCGATTATCAACTCTGGGTGGACTTCACGCGCTTCGTTTATAAACACACCGGTCAGCTCCAAGGACAGCAGCTTACGCTGATCATCAGGTGTATCCAACGGGAGGAACAGGATTTCAGCGCGAATATCTCCAACGGTCAGGTAGAACACCTTGTCTGAGACCTTCCACGAACCTGCAATACCGTCAGGGAACCAGTTAAACCATGTTTTGAGCGTCGTATCGCGGAGCTGCTGTGAGGTATTTCGTATTACCGCCCAACGGGATCGACGCATTCCGTCTTTGCACTTAGGCATCTCAGCACAGCGTCTGAATATCTCCATAATGCTAGTAACCGACTTACCCGATCCAACAGGGCCTTTTATCATCCGCACCGAAGCGGTAGACCGCATGAACGCGGCCCCTGTGGGTGGCGCGACGTAGTTAACTTGCATCTTGGTTAGCCGCCATTTCAGCGAAAAGTGTTGGGTCTATGAGCGGGGCGATGCGATATGTGTTGTCGCTGACATCTTCTACATCGAAAGCAGGTGTATTGCGCTGCGCGTCTGCGGTGACGGTCGTACTATGTCCACCAAGATTAATGGTCACGCTAAAACCTTCACCCTGCTGGATGTTTTTGTCCTCTTTGGGCTCTAATCCGGCCACTCGCGTGAAAAACTGGACTGCTTGGAGCTTCTGTGCAAAAGAGGCGTCTGGGCTTTTCGCCTTGATGTAGGTCTCCGAGAGCATGTCTTCGGCCATGAATGCCGCTTTGACCTTGAAGGAGTACCCGGAACGCTCCAATTCAGCCCGGTGATCGGCCACCGCCTTGGTGAAGGGCTGCCAAGACTTTAACTTTTCCCATTTTTCACCAATAAAACCATGGCGCGCCGCGATTTCATCAGGTTCTTCCATACCTTGAGCAATGGAAATGACCAATTCTGGGGGGATATCGAGCTGGGTTTTCGGAGCCCACCCAAGTTCGAGGGGTTCGTCGCCAATTTCAGGTAATTCCATCACGTTAAGCCTTTCTAAGCTTACGAAAACACCAATTTTATACTGGGAATTTTTTGTGTGGGGTTTTTAGGGGGGCGGGGGTGATTTTTCTGGAGGTGTGCGTGCTATGAATTTGATAGCAACGTAAATTTCAAAAGTTATATGTCAATGGGGTCAATCAATAAATATATGCCCCCCTTGGCCATCTGCCCCTCCGATGTCCGGTTTTCCCATAGGTGGAGAGAGCATGGAATACAGCTAAGCCTCTTTCCCGTTCGAGTAGGTCTGCCCTGCGTGCTGGTATAGGTACGTCAGTCAGGAAGCCGAGGAATCGTCCGTATCGTCGGAATCAAGGTAGCATAGTTGCGAGTATCAATGCAAAGTGCCTGCTTCCTGAGAGTGCATGGAAAACCCCTATATGCATAAAGGCCCAGAGTGACAGTCTGGCGGATAACTGAGCGTCCTTTGATTCAGTGCGCCATCAACCCACGGCGCGAATAGTGGGGTAACCCAAGAGGGTTACGACATAGGCTTGTTTAACAGTTCCTATGCTGTAACTTTTTACTAGGTGAATATCATGGAAAAGACAAAACTTGTGGCGCTCATTGGTTCTATCGGCCGCACGGCTGCAAAACTCACAAAGGATGTGCAGCTTGCCGCAGTAAATGTGGTGCTGCATGCTATCGCTCACGGTGATGTGACGCTTGCTGACAGCTTGGTAGATGCCTTGGGAAAGCAAGGCCGCAAATCTTCCCTGCGTGCATGGTTTGAGATCAATGGGTGCATGGTCGTGTCGAGTAGCACACAAAAGTTCATACTGGACAAATCACGTAAAGCTACTATGGCTAAACTGGTTCAGTCCGAGCTGGAAGCAAAGCTCATGGAGCTGCCTTGGGTTGAAGCAATACCTGAACCTAAAGCCATCACAATTCTCGAGGTTGGTGCAATGGCTGACAAGTTCTTGGAGCGCCTGACTAAGCAGGTCAAGGAAGCCGAGGGAAGCGGCGTTAAGGTCAACGGTAAGGCTTTGCTGGATTTCCTTGTCACCCAGACTGCAAAGTACCACGCTGCCGAGATACTGAACAACCCGGGCCGCGTGGCAACGCCTGATCTGGTCGGTCCTTTGGAACCAACTGCCAAGTAAGAAGGGATGGGCGCAAGCCCTCCTTTTTTCGGCGCAGCACTGGTCAACCCAGACGGACGCAAAAATATGGAAATCAAAATCAACCGTGGCACAAAGACTCCACGCAAAGTACACCACGTCAATGTAGGTAACAGCGTTGCATTCAACCTGAAGCCAATCTATGCGGGAGGTGATCCGTTCGAGGCTGCCAAGGTGTTCGGTTGCGGTAACCCTAAAAGTACAGGGTCAACAGGCGGCGAGCGTCAGGTCATGTCAAGGCGAAACGTGTCCAAGTTCACGATCGCGGGCTCCGCAGGCTAATTATGTGAGGTTTCGGGGGTTATAACTCGCCAACTCAATACAAACCCAATGAAATCAAGGGTCTGCGACTCTCTCCAATCTATTTATACTATTATATAAGAAATTAGGCTCCGCCTCTACGCGAGAGAAATGTTTTACTGTTGAGAAAACGCGTGCCACAATTTCTCTCTGAGCCTACGGACCCCCAGACTCATTAGCACTAAACCTCGCGCAGCCCGCATGGAATATAGGTTTCCTATTGAGTAGGGCAGTTAGTCACGCTCAATATCTTGGGTATTTTTACCTCAGTATTGATGAAAACGCGCAAAAAGCCTCTAAAATAGCGCCTCTCTACGCTTGCATTGTGGTATCAATGTGATACACTGCATCCATCTTAACTCCATCTGGGATACACCGTGAAAGCTATCACTCTTCGCATGTCCGACGACGATCATGTGGTTTTAACCTCTCGCGCTGCTGTAAAGCGCCAATCCGCCGCCCAGTATTTGTTGGCGTTGATGGATGCTGATCTCCGCTCCTGCAGCGCGCCTGCGTTAAACCGTAAGATGTACGCTAAAGATCAGGAGCGTGCTGACTACCAAGCCAAACCTTTCTTGGACCGTCCGTTCACAAAACACCTGACAAAACATCGTGGGTACTCGCAAACTTTCCTTCGCCTGTTGGATAAAGACCAGGTATACGCAGTCTATTTGGCGGACTCATGGGCAGGACCGGACGGAACGCGTGATGGTGAACACCAGCTTACGCCCGACGAACGGATGCATGACTTGGCTGTATACAACGGAGCCACTGGCCAAGACATTAACAAGGGTAAACCCCAGCCCCCCATCACCGCACCTGCGGACGAATACGTCGACGTCGACGTTGACTTCGAGGAATAGTCATGGCAATAAAGACACGATTCGTGATGCCTTTGGCGGCGCACCAGCAACTGCATGCCCTTGGATATGAGGGCACTGTGGATGCCATGTTCTCTCAGATGTGTACCAAGACCGGATGCACTGACAGCATCATCAGGCACAAGGCCGTGTCTGAGGGGACAACGGTAACTGAGGCGGTACGCCGCATCATTACAAACCTGCATCCTGAAGTTGGAGTTGTGTGGCAGGCCAAGCGGGTGACATCCAAACCCCACCAAGAGATTAAGCCGTTGCCGACCGACGACAAGCAGGCAGTCATGGTGGCAGTAAGCATACTTCGCGCGCTTCGGGATAACAGGGATGATGGTCGGACGTGGCGAAGGGCTACGGACTTCATCAAGAAACACAGCGACTGACACGGCCAGCACTGGTCGACGCTAAATCACGCAACACAAGGAGTAAATTATGAAGGTCAAAGTATCAGAAGCTACGAATCTCCAGCTTGACTGGGTGGTGGCGAAGTGCGAAGGTGAGGGAACTCCGTACATAGGCAAAGACGGCAAGCATTGCCTAGCTGTGTGTGGCTACTCAACCAATTGGGCGCAAGGCGGTCCGATCATTGAGCGGGAGCTGTCTAAAGTCTTCCGCAATGTGGGTGGCACTTGGTCGGCAATGATCCTGAAGGACGTACCGCTCACCCCGGAAGAACGAGGCACCAGCCTCGCACTATCTCGGAGGGGCCAGTGGAACGGAGCTGGCCCAACACCACTGATAGCAGCTATGCGCTGCTACGTCGCCAGCAAACTAGGGAACGGGGTTGAAGTGCCGGATGAACTGACATGACCGCCACAACCGCATGGGCAGACCTGCCCAACGCAGTCCACATAGATGCCGTGCTGGCTCACTTGAAAGCTAACCCAGATAAGTGGGACGCAGCTCGGGACGCAGCTTGGGACGCAGCTCAGGGCGCAGCTCA